ATTACTTCTACCCTTTAGGGGGTAGTCGGAAATGTTGGTGCCACTATAAATAGTTTCTATTTCTTAGTGGTAAATCACGTATGAGTTGAGTCTCTCCTCATACGTGACAATGCCTCACTAACGCTAAAAGCGTTAGTGAAGTAGAGCGAAAGCTTTTGGGGATTCTCCAAAAGTTCCGCGATTTTCCGCGTTACTATATTCGTAAAATGCAGAATTACTTTCGTCATTGGATCCCCCATGAGGACCCCTTGACGAAGCAGAATCTTTCTGACACCAATGGTATCAGATGGTTCTCCTAGATCTTCTAGACCGCCTTTGGCGTTAAAGAAGATATATCGAGGGTTGAATGCTGTTTCAGTAACAAGCCCCCGTAGTACAGTTGGTATGCCGCATTGTAGCATCCACCTGTCGGCGATAATATGTCCCACAGTGTGTGACATATTATCGGTCGCTTCTTCAAAATCTGTACTAGACATGAAGAAGTCATCGTAGGTCTCCACAATTTGTGAATAACCTACGAAATCGGAGGTTTCTCTGTCAATGACATTGAAAACCTCTTCCCTCATTGGAGACTTATAAAGATCTTTAAAGAGGGACCACGCCTGATTTGCTCCTAGCAAACCATCCGTGCTTGTCTCAAACCCCTTAGCAAGAGGCCATGAGACTATCCTGTGCACGAGATCGAGTACGATCTTGAGACAGGCTCGAGCCTTGGTAACACTTCTAGCTTTACCAGGCTCCTTTACTACCGTGAGGAATGCGTATCGCAATTCTTCAGGTGGTTCATTGAGTGTATCTTCAAGGCATCGCCAAAAGATATACTCTCCCGTTGACATCTCATCTAATGTAGAGAGGTGTAACGTTTCAGCGGTTTCCAGGTCAAGAATCTTGGCCGGTCTTCCGCGTAAACCGTCATTGACAATTAATCTAATTGCCTCGTCGGTCCCTCCTGCTGCACGCGTGGATTCCCAACATGCAGAGGATGTCACTGAAATTGAAGACTTTGTCGACAATCCAGTGAAAACGTGCGAAGGTACCTCCTTGAGGCACTCAGTCATCGCAGCGTATATGAGTCGCTCAGATGTTGGTTCAACAACTGTGGGCTCTTTTGATACAGTCA